TGAAGTCCTCGGCTTTGGTCTCTATTGCGCCAAGGCTTTTCGTGTCCCGTAAGTATGTGGCCAGCTCCATTGCTACCTTTGACCATGACCTTGCAATACGGTCGTCGTAAGGCTTCAGAGCCTCGTCGTACTGCTTGCTATAAACATGCGAGTCTGGATGTTGCAGCCATGACTTGACGTCGCTCTTGAACAGGGCTTTCTGTTCGTCCTCAGCATTCATCTGCTCGACTAGCTTGGCACTCCAGCGCTGACCAGCATCGCCACCCCACAGAGCCCACGCGATGCGACCAGCGGAAGGGAATCCATCCTGTCCAGGTGACCACCCTTCGCCCTGCTTGTCGACCTCGTGCCGTGCAAAGTAACTGTTCATGCGCCTCGCCGTATCTGGCGAGATAGCACGTCCATTGCTGAGGTCTCGAGCTCTGGCAACACCTACAGCCGTGCCGCCTCTGTTATACTCACGACGCCACTCGAGGCCCTTGGCTGCCTCATCACGGACGCCCTTGGGTGGTAGAAAGTCTATGCCTTCATATTGCTTGCTATCGATCTCTGGTATGTCTGATGGATTCAGCGTATCAATACCAAGGCTGCGGTACATGGCACGGGTCTCTTCGTCATTGTCAATAGCCAAATCTACAGGATGCATCTCCTGTATTTTCTTGGCTTTGTATTCTTTCCAGACTATCGTGGGCGCTGTTGTGTCGTTAAGGTGCAGCTCGTCGTATTTGACGCCAGCATCCTCGAGCTCTCGTACAGTGCGGTCACGGTCGTCAATCATGCGACCGGTCACGATGTGTATCATGTACTCAGCGTGCTTGGCATTGACGTAGTCGATGACGTTCTGCTTTGGGTTGCCTGTGCTCGTAAGCAGTGTATCGTCGATGTCTACGATTACGGCTTCCTCTCCACCCCTGATCTTTGTGCTGACCTTTGTGTTAAGGCGAAACCCGAGCGCCTCAATGGGCTGACCGCCTCCATCGGTCGTAACATCATTGTTCACATCCGTGTTTTGTGTTGACACGGCCTCGGTTGCAATAGCATCACCAGCAAGTGCCTGAACAGTCGACAGGTCAAAACCGATCTCGACACCATAGTCAGGAATGGCGAGCTGTGCATTGATCTGGTCAGCGAGCATATTCCAGAACGGAACACGTACCATATTCGTGAAGTCTTTAGAGGCCTGCTCGAAGTTACTGTATGTAGATTGAGACAGACCCATGTGAGTCCCTGCGATAATAGGGTGCACCTTGTAAGCACCACAGATGCGAGTCTCATATTGACCGAACGTATCAGACAGCCCGAGCTCGTTCCAGTCAAGGGCTAGGCGCTTGACGTCCTTAACACCCCACATGATACCAACGGAACCACGACGATCGCCACCATATTTGCGCTTGAACGAACGCTCGGCAAGACTGACCTGCTCTGGTGTCAGTTCTTCATCGTAAACCACGATGGTCTTCGGCATGGCGTCGTTCTTGTGGATGTTGAACACCGTAGCACTGGCCTCGTTATAGCCCTCAATAGACTGCGCAGCAAGCTCCACAGGTGAGCCACCACCAAGTGGCTTCTCGGGATCGTACCAGAAACCTACGATGTGTACGACGTCTTCCTTCGGTACGGAATAGGTTACAGCACCGTTATAGTAGTGATAGTAATCGACGTCACCCCATCCGTCATTTACAGGAGCGAAATACTTATCTGAATACCACCTGATACCTATCACAGCACCCGAGGCATTGCGCAGCTTGTAACCGTAGGCATTGCCGCCGATGCACAGGATGGTCATGATTTCTGACATCGTCACTCGCCACTGGTTACGTGTGAGCATGGTGACGATAGGGTCGTCATAGCTGTAACCTGATGGAGTGACCACACCAAGCTGTGCCTCGGGCATCATCAGTGAGTAGGTGATAGTGCAGGCCTGTGCCACAGGGTTAGCCTTCCACATCTTGTAAGCTCCAGACCAGTTTACTATCGGTGTGAAGCTGTGTTTTGTCCATACCTCCTCGAGCGGCATAGGCAGGTCGTTCTGTGCGACTTGGCCGTCTGGAGAAATGAACGCCTTGATTTGTTGTATGAGTCCCATGATCTTGTTAGTTAGTTACAGGAATACGACGCCAGCACCTTGTGACTTGACTGCTGCCATCTCTGCATATACGAGGGCGTCGACCATGTCGTCATGGTTTCCCTCTGGAAAACTTAAAAGCTCCTGCTCGAATGCAGGCTCTAATCCTCTCACATGTGTAACCAGTAGCTGCTCGTAGCGTGCCAGCAGCCCGTGGAAACGTGTTACCTTGTCACGGTCTGGCTTAACACCCCTGACAGGTAAGGACGTCTTGCGGAGTAACTCCTGCACGACAGCCACCTGATACTGGACGGCCTCGATGTTGATACGTGAAGGGTTCCACTTGGTAGCCAGCGCATTGACCGCTCCCACGACCTCGTGAAATCCTATCTTACCTCGCCAAATGTCAAGCACGTATCTACGGCCTGACTCCTTATCGTAGCCCACAACAGCGATAGCCGTGTAATCAGCGCTGTCTGATTTGGAAATGGCAAGGTCGACACCCATTCCGATCTTCAGGTCACGAGGCACTTGGTCGCTGTTGACATACGTTATCATCTCACGCTTGACCAGAGCGCCCTGCACGTCCACGAACTCGGCAAGGTATTCTTGATTGAACACCACCGTCGGCAGTTCCTTCTGTGCAGCCTCGATCTCGTCGAGTGATATGTACGGATTCACCGAGGTCGGCATCCTGAAGCTGGCATAGGTTTCATCAGTCCTGGCACGCTCAAACATCGTATGGAAGTCATTGCGTCCCTTGGGTGTCGAGAAGAAATAGCCGTCACCCTTGTAATCCGTTAGGGTCGGTCTGATGGCCTCATTCCAAGCGTCCATGAACGAACGCACCATAGCAACCTCATCACACACAGCACGGGCATACTTACGGCCTCGAACGCTGTCGTAGGCATCCAATGACCAGAAGTCAATCACGCCTCCTGTGGTGAGCATCAGGCGCTTCTCCTGTTCACTTACCGATGTGGTGATAGGATGCAGGGCTGTCTTCACAGCCTTCCACACGTCACTCAACATCTTGTACGTTGGTGCAAAGTAAGCACACGGCAAGCCCTCGATAGCCTTCTCGATAAGCAGGGCCTCAGCCATTACCGTCTTACCAAACCTACGACCGCAGGCAACAGTGTTGAACCGTCGTCGGTTCTTGAAAATCAGGGCTTGGCCAGGGTGAAATTGTGCGTCTATCGTTATCACTGCGCTGGCCCTATTGCTATGACCTCAGCATCCTCGATGGCCTTGGGCTCCTCTGTCGTCGGTGTCAGCAGAATCCTGATGTCTGTCTTGCCGGTTACCTCAGTGGCTGCCTTGTCGGTCTGTGCAAGGTGTTGTTTGCCTAGCCAGATGAGCATGGTGTTGTCGCCACTCAGGGCCTTCTCGATCTGTGTGTTTGCTAGCTGGAACCTGACGTCGTTACGTTCGTTTTCGATCATAAGGCCGTAGTCTGTCTTGAGTTCAGACACAGGCACGTCACGACCTAACAACACAGAGCACCATCTCGACAGAGCAGTCCACCCGAGCATAGCACGGGCGCGTCTCTTGAGTTCGGCCTCTTGTGATGGCGTCAGATTCATGTTGTGAAAATATCCCTCAGGCGTGGGTAATTATCCACAAACTCACAGCCCATGCACGAGCTGTGCATAGTTGACGCCGCGTATCTGTGCAACCACGCTGCGGATGTCAGCATACATCAGGATGCCGTCCTCGATTGCACGGATGCCATGCAAGACAGTAGTGTGGTGTTTCTTGCTGTGCTGTGCTATGGTAGTCAGCGACCAGCCGTAGTGCTTACTCAGCACATACCAGGTAATCGAGCGTGCTCTCACGGCTCCTGCCTTCCTGTTGTTGGCATAGACCTCCTCGGGTGTAACACCAAGCAGGTGGCAGGCATCGGCAAGTATTAGGTCGTATATCATGAGCTATCCCTCACAAATTTGTTAGTTGTTCCTCACAAAATCGATGGCTTCCGTTACAGACCGCACTACAGCATACGGCACACCATACCTCAAACAGCAGTCGCTGAACTTGTGCTGGCTTGGTGATGTCTTGCCGGTCGCTGTTTTGACCTCCAACATCCACGCACGGCCGTCTTTGTACACAGCGAGGTCAGCATGGCCGCTGGTGGCGTTGATGTTTACCACACGGTATGCAGAGAGCCTTGTGCCGTGCTCCATCGTCTGAACGCTGCTATTCACCCTGATGACCATATAACCGAGCAGTTCAAGCTGTGTGGCGATGGCCTTCTGCACTTCCCTCTCGGGTATCTTACCAGCTTTGCGTCTGGCTATCCTGGCTGCTTTCTCTGCTCTGATTTTGTCCAGCATCTCGTGTTCTTTTGCATCCCAGTCGAGATCATCGAGGTCCCTGTCGTCTGTCATGCTAGTCCTGTGTGATTGAAACAATGCCACTGTCCGTCGTGCCCCTCAAACCATGTGTAGTCCTTGACGTTGTGCTCATACATCAGGGACAGCATCGTGCGCCCTGGTCTGACCCTCTGGCGTTCCACCATAGCCGACTCCAGCACCTCGCTGTCTGGAATGACTCTTGCCTCGTAGGTCTCGAACTCGTTTAGATCAAGGCCGTCGTCGGTAATTATACCGTCCCAAGCGTCACCAGGTGGATGACCGTGGCGTTTATAGAACCTATAATCTGCACGTATTAGCTCACCCAGGTTGCAGGTGTTGGTGGCTTCAATGGCCAGATCGAGGTTGTCGGTTGCTAGGGGCTGGCAACCAGTAGCAACCTCTAAAAATCTTCGTAAGTCGTATGTGTTCCACAGACTTACGAGATATTCAGCAAGACTCTGGTTGCTAGAGTTGCATGGTAAAACTTGAGTTTCATCTTTACTATTTACATTTATTT